TGGTTCAGTAGGCGGTGGAGCTTCGGGCGGTGGCGGTGGTGCTGCTGCTCCTTCATTCAATTTAGTACAAGGAACGGGGAGCAATCAAATAGCACAAGGATTAGCAAGTCAAACAAGACCGTTACAAGCGTATGTAGTCGCCTCGAATGTAACAAGTCAGCAAGAAATGGACAGAAATATTGTTGAGAGTGCAAGTGTATAATTACAGATTTGTAACAAGAAGTTAATTTTTTAGTATTAATATAAAACTTAGTAAAATGAAAGCAGAAGAAATATGATTACATTTTCAGAAGTTGAATGAGCAAAGAGTAGAATTAGCTTTAATTGATGACTTAGCAAAACTAATTGTTAAAGCAGAAACTTCTCAAAGTGCAGCAACAGTTTCAAAAAACAAAGCAATCGAACAATATAAAAATGCGGATGCAATTTTTAAATCAGTAATTGCTCAATCAGCTAAAGCAATGGCACAAGCCAAAGACCTTGGAGCACCGGAAGCGGTTTCAAGAATCCAAAATTTTATGGCTATTGCAGACAATAAAGGAGCAACGGCAACAAAAGCTATTAGTGCATTAGGTTCAATATAATTATGAAAACATACTTAGCAAAATTTAACCCAAAAGTTAACGGAGGAGTTTACGCAATTTCGTTAGTTGAAAACCCAGCAATGGAAGGGTTATTTATTGCATTGTCAAAAGATGAGCCGATTCAACTAAAAGAGGTTGATGCTGAAAAACGTATTTTGATGGGTTTAGTTTTAGAACCTAATAAACCAATTTACAGAAATCAAAACGGAGAGGAGTTTAATATCGTTTTTGATGAACAAACGATTGAAGAACTTTCACACTCTTTTTTCAAAAAAGGTTATCAGGGCAATTCTACGATTGAACACAATGTAGATAAAAAAATTGAGGGGGTTACATTTGTTGAAAGTTGGATTGTTGAAAATCCTAAAATTGACAAATCAACAAACTTTGGATTCAGTTACCCCAAAGGGAGTTGGGTTGCAACTATGAAAGTAGATAGCGACGAAGTTTGGAATAATTATGTAAAAACGGGTAAAGTTCAAGGATTTTCCGTTGATGCTTTATTATCGTTAGAAGAAGTAAATTTAAAATCAATTATAAACATGGCAAAACAAGAAGAAAATAGTTTAATAGAACTATTAAAAGACTTACCAAACCAAATCAAAACCGCTTTAGGATTAGATAAAAAAATCCAATTAGGTTCGATTAAAACACAAGATGAAAAACTTGAAATCATGTACGATGGCGATATGATGACAGTTGGCGGTCGTGTGTGGGTTATGGCTGAGGACGAAATGGAAGTTGCAGTCCCTATGGGAGAGTATCTTTTGGAAGATGGAATGACTTTAGTCGTTAAAGAAGATGGGGTTATTGATTCAATCGTTGAACCAATGACAGAAGTAGTGGAAGAAGAAGCTCCAGCTGAAATGGCAGAACCACAAAGCGAAGGCAAAGTTACACAAGATGAGAAAATTGCAAGTGAAATCGAAAGTGCTATTAAATCAATTTTGATTAAATACGCTGATCAAGAAAAAGAAATCACTCAATTAAAATCACAAATTGAAGAAATCGGAAAGCAACCTGCTTCAAAAGGTATTAAACAACCTGAGGTAAAAGTAGATTTTTCTAACATGACGAAAAAAGAAAGAATTTTAAACACAATTAGAAACGTAAACTAATGAGCACAAGAGGAACAACAATTTACGGAGTTGAAGAATTAGCAGCAAGAACAAACACTCTTGCAGTTGCAAAAACTTTAACGGCGAGTGATAGTGGAAATGTATTTACACTTTCAGCAACAACAGGAAAGGTTATTACTTTGCCGAGTGTTGCGGTTGATGGTTTTAAAGCGAAGTTTTTAGTAGGAGCAGTTTTCGCAACTACTAATTTTACAATCGTAGCACCTACATCTGTTATTCAAGGTGGGGCAATAGTTAATTCAGTTTTCGTACCGGCATCAAATGAAAACACAATTTCATTCGTAGCAAGTGCTGAAAGCATCGGAGATTATATCAACATTGTTTCAGATGGAACTAACTTCTACGTTGAAGGAGTTGGAGCTTTAGCTGGTTCAATAACATTCACGGCAGTTTAACAACAAAAAACAAATAAATAAATAATGGCAACAGTAACAAATGTAAGCTCAAATTACGCAGGGAAAGAGGCGGGAGCAATAATCGGAAAAACTTTCAAAGAAGCGGATACGCTTAGATTAGGTTTAGTAACCTTAGCTCCAAACGTAGGGTATAAATTAAACCTTAGACGTGTACGTTACACGGATGGAACAACTGCTTACTCTTGTGGTTTTGACCCACAAGGTACAATTACTCTTAGTGAAAGAGTTTTAGAGCCGGTAAAACTAAAAAATGACTTCCAAGTATGTAAGGAAGATTTTAGAGCTACATGGTCACAAGAAACAATGGGAGCAAGTGCTTCAAATCCAAACGCACCTGCTGATATCATGGAAGCTATCCAAGTTGAAATGTTAGGGCAAACTGCTGAGGATATTGACTACAAAATTTGGCAAGGTGATGCAACAAATACAGATGAGTGGGATGGTTTCTTAAAATTGTTTTTAGCTGATGCTGCGGTTATCGATATTGACATCGATGCGGTTACAGAAGCAAACGTAGAGGCACAATTGAAATTAGCTTTAGCTGGTATTCCTATTGCTTTAAGACGTAAAGACGTGAGAGTATCTGTATCTCCTGACGTATTCCAAGCATATTGGTTTTACCTTGTTTCTAAAGGTATCGTTAATGGTTTAGGTGGCGATGAAAAAACAGTACGTTTTGGTAAATATTTGTTAGTTGAAAACAACGGTTTACCTGCTAACACGATTGTAATTGCTGAACCTAAAAACTTAATCTTAGGAACTGGTTTAGAATCTGACTTTAATCAAATCTCTTTAGTTGATGAAGATGAAGTAGGTTTATTGACTGGACAAATCAGAGGTAAAATGGTTTACTCTGGTGGTGTGAATTACTACAATTCAGAGGACATCGTTTGGGCAAGACCGATTGCATAACAAGTAACAAAGGCGGTTTAGTTACCGCCTTTATTTTAAAAAATTATAATTATGGCTTGTGATATTACGGCAGGACGTTTACGAGCATGTAAACAAAATTTAGGCGGTTTAGGTTCGTTATACTTATTCAACTTAGTTCAGAATCCTTTTACCTATGCTAACGGAATAGTTACGGCAATCAATCCGTTATTGACTGAGGTATTCGAATATGAATTAGAAGGGGATGGTAATAATGTAGTTGAAACATTAACACCTGATAGAAATACGGGTACGACAGTTAACACGCAAGTGATTACAACGGTACTTAAAAAGATTGATGCTACAAGTTCTGCACAAATGAACTTATTAGCTTACGGTTATCCTATGGCAGTTGTAAGAGATAGAAACGGAATTTACCATGCGATTGGAATTGATGATGGAATTGATTTTGTAGTGGCTCAATCTACGGGAGGAGCAAAAACAGAATTAAACGGATACACTTTAACGGGTACATCTACAACGGGTTCTTTGAGTCCGAAATTAGATACGGCAACCGTTGCAGCATTTTTGGCTTTAGTGGATTAATTTCATATTTTTTGTAGTATTAAACCCTGACTTAATTGTTAGGGTTTTTTATTTAGTAAAAATTTCATTATAATCCGCATCTTTACCACACCAATAAGATTTGATGTTTTCAAGTTTAGTATCTTCAATCCAACAAGCCGTATAATCATAACACCAAACACTCCTTTTTCCTATGTATTTATCGTTAACAATTTTCCAAAGGATATTGTTTTTGTCTAAGAATGATGCGTTATCAAAAGAGGAAATAACCGATTGTATTAATATTTCTTTAACGGGTAAATTTTGCATATTTATTTTGTTTAGATTACAAATATAATTAAATTGTAACAAAAAGTGCTTTTTTTAGTATTAAGAGTATGATAGTAGTTAACCCTGAAGATGCAAATCACACGTTCGATATTATCCCGAGATATTATCCAAGTGAAATAGTGCTAACCTTGTATAACGAGGTTACTCAACTTAGTGAAGTAGTTAATCAGCTATTCATTATTAACGATGGAATAATGACTGTAAGTTTTACTTATGAATTTACGGAACAAGCAAAATATCAA